ATTTATATCAATCGTAGTAGCATTTATCTCTACTTCAGTATCAGATACTAAATCTAGAACACCATCAGCACTTTGATGTATGTAAGTACCACTATCACCAAACTGGAGTTGATCTGTACTAGACAGTAGTAAGCCAGTATCAGCGACATGTGTTAGAGAAACATCTTGATCATCACCAAAATTAATTACAGCACCATCTGCTAAAAACAGATCGCTAAATTCTAATGAACTTGTACCTAAAGCAGCTCCGTCAGAGGCATCTGGCACAAAAGCTGTAGTCGCTGTAATAGTAGTGCCTGATATAGTGCCGCTTACGTCTAATGTTTTTGAAGGACTGGTTGTGCCGATACCCAAGTTACCAGAGGCATCAAACCTAGCAGATTCTATCGTTGTACTTGATGTCCTTCTTTTGAAAACAATCTGACCTGCTGCGGTATTATTATTAGATTCAATCGACATGATGCCGTTATCGTGATAGATGTTTGCACTTATAGAAGTGTTAGCTGAATCTACTAAAGTGAAATGTTTTTCGGATGAACCATTAGCGGTTGCTTGTATAACTCCAGCAACAGTAACATTACCACTACTGATAGTGCCGATATTGGTTAGGTTTCTTGAAGCATCTATCACTTCACTTCCCGCTACTTCTATAGCGCCTGTTGAATTTACTCTGAAGTAATGGCCTGAAGAATTTTCTGCTCGTATAGCATAACCACTATCTTGTCTTATATCTAATTTTGCAGAAGCAGTTGTATTTCCTAAACAAAGGTTGCCTGAGCTGTCTATCCTGAGTGCTTCAGAACCAGCAGTTGATATTGCTAATGAATCACCATTATGTCTGTATCTTATTTGTCCTCTACTTGTAGCACCTGAGTCACCAAAATCTATATCACAAATACTGGTCGTATCTGGCACACTTATCTGTAAAAGTATCGAACCAGAAGTTGAATTTAATCTAGCTAAAGTGCTACCTGTACCCTCAACATCAAGCAAGAAATTTGGTGAATTAGTTCCTATACCTACTCTTTGTGAACTATCTACTCTAAAAGCTTCCGATCCTGCTGTTTCAATCGTTACTGTATCGGCACTAGGAAATCTAAAAAAAGTGTTGCTATCGCCTGTATGTCCTAGTTTATCGACTATAGTGACATCACCAGCTACATCCAAACCACCACTTAAGTTTGTATCATTCTCAACTGTTAGCTCATCTAAAGTAGCGTTACCAGAAGTTGATAGAGTTGGTGCAGTTATTTTATGAGAAAAATCAAACTCGTCATTGGTACTATCCCACAAGATAGTGGCATCTGTTGAACTGTTGACCGCATCTTGTATGGTAATACCAGCACCATTAGCGTTAGACGAGGTATCTCCAGCACCAAAATTTAAAGTTATGTTCTTGTCTTTAACTTCTAAGTTAGTAGTGTTAATAGTTGTAGTGGTACCTGAAACAGTTAAATCGCCTGAAATAGTGACGTTACTAGCAAAAGTTGCTGAACCAGCATCAGACATATCTAGTGTTAAAGCGGTTATAGCACTACTGTCATCTACTCCTTTGAAGATAATATCTTTGTTATTAACACTAGATTTAATAACAAAATCACTAGAGGTATTAGTAAGTTCACCAAAGGTTGTCCCAGCATCTTTTAATAAAATATCTGCGCCGTCTGCATCTAAAATAATATCGCCACCAGAATCTAATGTGATATCTGTACCATCATTAGTAATTGTATCTAAGGCAATAGAACCAACATTAGTGATATTGTTATCGTTGAAAGAAGTGGCTCCAAGTGAAATGGTCCCTGTAGCAGTTAAGTTTGAAGAACCGATATCTATAGCACCAAAACCAGAACTTACTGCACCAGAGTCAAGTGTACCTACAGTTGTTATTTGAGATTGTGCAGCATCAACAGAAAGAGTAACGTTGTTACCTGATGCGCTAGAAGTTAAACCTGTACCACCTAATATACCTAATACTTCGCTATTTAGGTCAATAGCTATACTAGCAGAACCGTCAGTCACATCTAAATCCTCAGCGGTTATTTGCGTATCTACAAAGTCTTTGACAGCAGCAGAGGTCGGTACACTAGTATCATTATCGTTAGATGCAATACCTTCAGATTCTGTCACAATCGCAGAAGCTTTGAAGTTATCTATTTCTATATTTGATAATGTATTATTATCAACATCTATAGTCTTGTTAGTTAAAGTTTGTGATCCCACTAGAGTTGCTACTGTAGAATCTATAGCAAAAGTAACACCATTACCTGAAGCTGTAGCAGTTAAACCTGTACCACCTAGCAAAGATAAAGTTTCACTAAATAAGTCAATCGCAATACTGCTAGAGCCATCTGTAATATTTAGTGTGACAGCACCTGTTGAAGATACATTTTGAAAAGCAGAACCATCCCAATACTGTAGGGTCGTAGTAGAGGTATTATAGATGATCTGACCTATATTAAAGTTCAGAGTGTCTCTTTCTGCTGTTGTAAGCTGTAAAGTGTTATCAGGGTCTACAGAACCTAAGTTTAGTTCTAGGACCCTTACAAGTTGGTTAAAGGTGTCAGAACTTACATTAGGACCTTGAGCAAAGGGTAAATTAGTTTGTAGCAGTTTGGCCACTATCTTCTCCCGTCGCTTCTAAGTTCTAATCTAGTAGCACCTAACCTCCATCCTGCTCCAATATTACCAGCGTCACCATCATTAGATTCAACTCTTAGGACAAATTGTCTGCCTCTTGACCTGATGAACGCTTGTTTTGTAGACGGGGTGATTACTGAACTAGAACTTTGACTAAGTGATTCACCAGGAAAATTACGTGTTTTAGTGATTAGTTTCACGTTACCTTGTTGCTCGGATATAAATTTAAAATCAGGTACAAGTCTACTTATAAAAACAAATTGCTCTCCATCTTCTACATCAATATCAGCTGACTCTATAAATACACCAGTCATTTCTGTTCCGTCGTCATCAAAGCCTACTTCGTGTTGAAATAAATTTGGGGCTTTAACGGCTTGTGGGAAAGGTTCAACTCCTGAGTCCAACCAAGCAGTCCTCACCAACTGTCCATAATACCAAATACGGTCTTCATAGTTGTATATGACATAACGGTTTATTTCTGAATTTGTGTTGCCATCTGAATCTTTTTTGCCGGGATAAAACCAACCGACCTCGTTGTGTTCTTTATTAGAAAAAGCAAAAATTTTGAAAGCTTGATCTACGTTAAGACCGTTAGTAGGATCATTGAATACAAAGTTTTTTACTGAGCAAGGTAGTTTTTGTACTGCACCACTATACAAATAAAAACTATCGGAAGACATAAAAAACACACCACCTGGAGCTGTTATAGCAGCTTTAGGACCAATTAACCCAGTAGAATTATCTATTAAATTTATAGAAAAAGTAAAAGGTGGTCCTATAAATTGCATACTATAAACTGAAGTATCAGTAAAAATTACTATTTCTTGTCTTGCTTTTACGCCACCAATAATTTGTGAACCAGATGACAACCTGACAGAACCTGCTGTATTAGTAACTGTCGGATTAAATTCTATTTCATTTTCTTGATCACTAAAAGCAACTAACATAGGATCTATAGTACCGGTTCTGTTACCGCCTGAGATAGGATCTGCTCCTAAAACTATTAAATGCCTATCAGTCTCTGATGTTAAAACTTGTAAACCTACAGTAGGTACTTTACTTGCACTACCTACAGTTGATAGTTGTACAGCTCTTGTAGATGTGCCGTCTGATTCAACCCATCTGTAAATAGAACCACCTCTAGCGTTGATTATTAAATTTTCACCAAAATTATCGTGTGACCATAATCTAAGTTGATTTAGTGAGGATAAAGAGTTAGTTGAGCCCCAAGTTCCTGTATTCCACCCATTTACGCCCCAACCTGTGCCAGCAACAAAATCATCTAAACCTACATTTATTTGGTAAACACCATCTACACCACTACCGCCATTCCCTGTATCGCTAGAATTAGCTGTTGCTGAAGCTGTTATAGTATAAGTATTAGCGCTCGGTACTGTTACTATTTGATGCTCAGTATTTAAAACTGTTGCTGTTATGTTGCCGCCTAAAGATACTGCCTCACTAATAGTCACAAAATCACCTACAACTGCACCATGACTATTATCGGTTACAGTTATCGTTGATGATCCGTCAGTTGCTGCAAAAGTTATACTATTGCTAGAAGTTTTTCTAATTGGTGTTATATCAGCAAAAGTACCGCCAAACTCAACATAATATTTTAGATGAGTACCAACCCCTAGATATTTTTCACCTGTATTACTTATCCAGTTATGTAACGCTCTAGCTGTCCCTTGATATGTGTCACTTGTGAGTTTTTGCCAACCACCAAATTTTTCTGGTCGACCAAATCTAAATCTAACAAGATTGCAATCAAACCACCCACCTTCTGAATCGTAAGCGGTCCCTTCTCTATTGATACCAGGGGCAAAGCTTAATTTTGTAATAGCCATAACTTAAAGATATTCTATCTCGTTGTAAGTATTTAAGCTAGATGTAAGATTAGATGTGCAAGATATCTGATTTCATCATGCTTGCTAGTTCGTTGGCTCGTCCTTTAACTTGTTTAGCCCATTTACTATCTAGCATTTGCTTTGCAGCTTCTTCGTAATTCTGTTCTTGTATAGCAGACAACATGTTACTAAATTTAAACAATCTGTTGCCTAGATTAAAATACATATTTATTAAAACTATTTTTCTTGTTTCTGATAGATTACCAAAAGTTCCTATTTGAGCAGAAAGTATTTTTATGCAATTTTTAATATCGTTAGCTAATAAAAAATCTGCTTCTTCTTGAGATATACCGCCCCCTAATCTTTTATCTACCAATCGACCGTAGCCTATTGTTAAGTATTTTTCTGGGGTAGAGTCCTCATATACATGTGAAACAAAACCCTCATGTAATCTAAGCAAGTGACTAACCTTGCTTTCTAATGTTTCTGTAGTCATAAAATTATATCCTCTATTAATAAGGCGACTACACTACATATTAAACCTACTAATAAAACTATGAGTGTAGTTAAACCGCCTGAGACTTTTTGTTGGAGCTCTTTTAATTCTAGCTCTATATCAACAAATTTATTGAATGCAGTTTTCCATCTTTCTGCACTTTCTTTTTGATGTACAGATAATTCTAGATGAACATCTGCTGCTGTTTTTCTGGCCACTTTACTTTTTAAATTTTTCTAGCCATTCTGGTTTATTTTTAGATACCCAGAGATATCCAATACTGTTTCTTCAACTAGCTCCTCTACAGGCTCTGAGACAGGCTCTTGATATTTTTGTAAACCTTGTGCGATATAGTCTCTCATAGCTGATATAACTTTAACTTCTTCTCCTTTGACAGCACCTCTTGATAGAGATACTTCAATTAATTGTAACGATGTAATAAAAAATTGTTTTTCGTCCATAAGAATTAATTATACATTAAACTGAAGCAGTTGCTAAATTACCTGAATTATCAACTGTAATTCTAAATCTAGAGCCGTCAGGTGATCTTAGTATGATGCTTTTAGATGCGCTAGATGTAGTGATCTCTATATCATTAGTACATGTAACTCCAGATGAAGTAAACTCTGCTCCGCTTGCACCACTAAAAATAGCAAAGTCGAAAGCCCCAGAATTATTCTGTCCACCTATTTTTATTGATCCCGTGGTGCTTGCATCTGTTTGAGCTCTGATTGCTAACACACCTGCATCATGCGTCAAAAAAGATTGATCAGCGTTTGCCCCAACATCTGATAGTCTCAATTGACCATTTGTGGGTGAATCAGATATTATTTGCACACCACCATTTTTATCTATCTCTACTCTTGGTTCTGCTCCTAAAGTAGTGCCAGCCCCTAAAACTAAATTATCAGAGGAGTCATCTAAACCTACATGAAAATCTCCTGCATTACCGTCAAATACTACTTTTGTGTCTTCTTCTCCACCATCTCCTATTGTTAAAGTTGGAGTTGTCCCTGTAATTTTTACAGAATCTGTTAAGACTACATCTGTTAGAACCGAAACAATATTGGCAGAACTACCACCTCCATCAGAATAAACAGCCATAACTGAACCGTTAGCTATAGTGACGTTAGAACCTGAACCTTGACTAATAATTATATTGTATGGACCTCCACTACCTGAGTCTGTTGTAGCGTTTTCAATAAACCAAACTTTGCTAACAGTATTAGGCGCTAGAGTAATTGTACAATCGCT